ATTGCATCTGCCAAATAAAGCCTTTGCCTTTGCGCTGTCCAGTAGGCGGCAAGTAGAGGCTTGACCAAACCCGGTGATAGACAGCAGACTTCTGAATGAAACGAATGTTCTCCATGAAAGACAATTTCATTACAGGCCGTCTAATCCTCCGCTTGGAGGGTTGTCCTGTAGCCGGGTTTCTGTGAATCCCAAATTCAATGTAGAACGCCTCGCGGGAATCATTGTAAAGCTGGTAAGACCCTAGGCCACGCCTCTTCACCTTCCAGCCAAAGAAGTAGCGTCCTGAAATTCTGCGTACAGGAACCCTCCATGCAAGCTCAGGCCGAGCCTGTCGAGGATCAACAGGGCCAAGCGCTCTCTTCTGTGCAAAGCCCAAGTGCGCGTAGCTCATGAATCGCACTAGACGATCCATTGCAATTGGCATTCCTCTCTGAGTGCGTTCACACTGTCTAATGAAGTTTTCAATACCCTCAAAGAAAGAATGGTCAATTACAAGAGCCGTCTGAGTCCGACCCATGATCTGACCTTGCCGAGCGCTAAACCCACCAGGGCCAGCAGAACGAGCTACCTGACCACTGGCAAGCCTGACTGTAGGGCTAGGAGCGAATGGAGGCACTTACAGAGGTTCCTTTGTAATCAGGCGCAAGCCAAGCTCCCAATGGTGATTTACAGCGCCACCTGAAGCATCAGCTAGAAGATTGGCATTCACAACCGTATACCGGCAACCGTCAAATTCAATGTAGTCCTCTCCACTCCTACCCCAATTTTTGAAATTCAATGTCACACTTCCCCACGTTTTAGGAAATACCCCAAGGTGATCATCGGCCTGTATGTCACCGAACATTTGTAACAGGTACTCGGTTGAAAGTCGAGTAGCCCGAGTGGACTGAATAGGCTGTACGAATGCTTTCAAAGGGATATGGGTAGGTGTGCCAGATAGAAAACCAGCCTCATTACAAAGCGGTTCATTTGGATTCTGTAGGTGCCACGCCGGATCACGATACCCTTCAGGTGTCCTACAGGGACATTCCAAGGTGCTGTCGTCACGATGGTAAACGGCATCAGAGCCGTTTTTCAAAAGAAGATCATGAAATTCTTTTACGGTCGGCATTTTACCCTCACTGTAGCTCGATCAAAAGCCTGGAAAGGTCTACAGTTGCGTTGGTTTCAATACCCACTGGAATTTCAGCCATTTGAAGGATTGCAGAGTGGCTGATTCCAAGTTGACTCTCGGCCTTTCTCAGAAGCTCTTTAATGAAATCTAGTGACCTTGTGTTCTTTACCTTCTGAGACACAAGACCAACGGTGTATTCCATTTCACCTTCTGTAATTGAGAAGATGTAACAACGAGCCATTGTTAGCAAGGTAAGTCCACTACGCTCATTGTAAGTAGCCATTTCCAATGGCGCATCTTCTACGTCCGTTCCTGCGGGAAGGAACAATTCAAGAACCGCCTGAGCTTCATCGTAAATGATGTTCTCGTTAATAGATGAATCTCGCGTCATTACCCGACCAACAATTTCACCAAGCAGCAAGTCTGTATTGCCGGGAATAGGATCGGACATTCCAAGGTGTCCACCCTTATCATCGAACCAATCTACGGCAAACCAATTGTCAATCGACGTTGCCTCAACAGTCGCGTAGGTAGATAGGTAGTTAGGATAAGTACCAATTGCAGTTACTTCTTCAATTTCAGCAAAAATCCCATCCTTAGTGGTAGCCTCGTAGATTTTCAACGAGACAAGATCGGGGTCTGTAGGTGGAATGAAATCTAGTCTTACTGTTGCCATCGCTACCTCCTAATTAGCTGTGAGAAGTTTAGACTTGCCAGTTGTTTTACTGATTTCAGACTTCAACCCGGAAGCTTTCAAAAGAACACTGTCAGCGGCTGTACCTTCCTCAGAAGGCTCTTCAACAATTTCACTTGCATAGCCACCATAGTAGGTCTGCCCGTAATATATACCACCGTAAATCACGACACGTCCTCTACCATGTAATCAATGGTATATCGCACTTCACCATCACCATAAACAACAGTCAAAACTTTAATTACAAACCCTGTACCAATACCCATCTGCGCCCCACCTTGATATGTGTCATATGTCCCTTGCTCTGCTCCGTACACTGGCGCTAGGCTATCCAAGGTATATGTCAATACCGCGCCTAGACCATCTACTGTATCCACAGTGTAATTTACGCTATTTAAATCAGGCGCAAAACCTGTGTCACCAACTGCATAATCCACGCCACCCGAAAATACCTCATGGGTAACAACTTCACCAGCCCTCAAATCACCTTCAAGAACAAGAGCCAAATTTTCAAGTTCAGCCATAGACATATTGCTGTCCGTACTTCCAATGTCATTCTGCCAACTTGCTCGGTCTTCTTCTGCTTGTATGAAAAATTCTGCGCCAGATGAACCCAATTCCGAATCACCGCCAAGCCCTTCATACCTGAATTTTAGATTAGACGCTATGTAATAAGGGTGGGTTCCAAATATGTAAACAGCCGTGCTTCGGCAAGGTACTAAAAATTTCCCCGACCCAGGAGCCGGGATCAAAATAACCGGGGTGTTATGCAAATCCAATAGCTGCGCTTCCGATATATGAGTAACACTACGCTCATACAAACTCAAATCTGTAATTGTCTTAGCTGTTACACCAAGCATGATCTGATCGCCCACCTGAATTTCTCTAGCCTGAGTATCTTCTTGTTCACGTTCTATTTCATCCCATTCACCCGACGAGAAAGAACGAACGCGAATAATCTCTGCGTTGTCAATATTGGGCTGTTCCCCTTCGGGGAATACAACTACATTGAAAAAACCTTCATCAGTAGGGTCAGGAAACAACGTAGGATCAACAGGCGTAATCGCCGTTCCTGTATCGGCAGGGGTAGGAGCCACCTCTACCGTTGTAAATGCAAAATTCCTTACCGGATCACTCATAGGGTTCTCCCTGTCTTTGCAGAAACTAGCTTTGCCCGTCGTCTAGTTGTAACTGCACTTGGCCTACTTCCATTCGCGCTAACAAGAACGCTACCATGAAATTCAGGTACTGAAAGGTTGATCGTGAGAATAGAGTTGTCTACTCCTGTTCCAGTGTCTGAATCTGTAAATGACGATTCAAGGTAGTTGTTGTCTGTTCCCGTCCCTGTGTCGGAAGCTACTGATACAGCAAGTATGGAAGCATTTTCAGTAACCGTTCCTGTGTCAGAGACTACAAATGCAATACCTATACTTGAAGTTTCTGACCCTGTTCCGGTATCCGATCCTGTAAATGCCGCAACTAGTATTGCATCGTCAACACCTGTTCCGGTATCTGTGCCGGTCTTAGCATCACCGGCACTAAGGGCGCTTGTGTCAGAGCCTGCGCCTGAATCTTCAACCGTCCGAGCAAGCCCTGTAATGTCCGTTCCCGTACCAGAATCGGCAGTAGGACGAACCCCAATATTTACATTCTCAGAGCTTGTTCCGGTGTCTGTACCCCCTATAGCTGCTGTAAGGGTAGAAACCTCAGTGCCAGAACCACTCTCAGAGGCGCTGTAAGCCGCTGTAAGGGTCGCGGAGTCGCTACCTGAGCCTGAGTCAGCCCCGGCAATAGGAACGGTTACAGAGGCTGTATCAGAGCCTGTTCCCGAGTCACTAAGGGCAAGGGCAATGCCCTGATTTTCAGTACCTGTACCCGAATCGGCTATCTGACGTGTAAATCCTGAAATTACTTCAGAGCCAGAACCTGTATCCGGCAGAGAGATTCCTATTCCAGCTAGGTCTGTTCCCGCGCCTGACTCTGCTAGTGCGCGTGTGAAAGCCGAGACAGCATCTGTTCCCGCGCCTGAGTCAGCAGAAGGGGCAATTCCAAGAGTATGAGCTTCAGTACCTGTACCGGACTCGGGTAGCGCTCTAGTGAATGCTGAAATTACATCAGTACCTGTTCCAGTATCTGAGGCTGTAATTCTAAGAAGGTGAGTTTCTGTACCTGCGCCTGAGTCAGCAACTTCTCTAGTGAACGCTGAAATTACTTCAGTACCCGAACCAGGGTCAGGCAGTTCTCTTGTAAAACCTGAAATTACATCAGTGCCCGTTCCAGTATCAGAAACGTCAACTAGGGTTGCGCCTGTACCTGTTGAAATTAACTCTTCACCCCACCAACTTTCAGGGTGAAGATCATCACCAAACCAAGTAGTCCCTACAAGCTCTTCGCCTCCCCAACCAGCCACGTCAATTCCTTCTCAATGTCGCAGCACGAACGGCTGGACTAGGATGAGTCGCAAGAGAATCAGTGAAATTTTTGCGCGAGAAGACCGGAGGATGAACCGCTCCGTCTGAAATTGATACCGTCGCGGCGGTTGCAAGTTTGCGGTCAAGCTCAGGGGTCAGTTGACCAAGCAGCGGCAGGTAGCTAACTAGTGAAGCCGGACGGACGAGATTAGCGGCAGCACCATACGCCAACTCCTCCATCTCGCCAGCGGTCAAGAGCGCATCCCAGAACGCACACTCCGCAAGCATTCCGTGAAAGGATCGGTCTAGCGTCGCACGATTACCGAGGCGCATATTGTCACCGCTACCCACGCCGAGCGTGCCAGTCGGAGCCGTGTCCACTGTCAGCGTCTGTGCGATACCGTCTAAATACAAAATGGGATCGTTCCCCAACGCACCCTCGTCATATGTCGCCCCGAAGTGATGCCACTCATTTACAGGTGGCGCGGCAAACGCCCAAACACCGTCCGTAGTAGAGGTACGTATAAAGCGGTACTCCGTAGATGCCGTCGCGTAAGTGATTTGGACGGTACCCTTGTTTGTAATTCGCGGAGAGGTACTGTCTCCGTCACCCATTCGATAAACCCAAATCGAGTAGCTGCGGAGAGTTGGATCGGACGTGAGGCCCGTGACTATTTCAGAGTTTGCGCCATCGAAAAAGCGGGACACGCTATACCCTTCGCTTTCGCTCAAATCGTGGAAAGCGAGCAGTATCAAACACATTAATGAACCAATCATCGAAAGTCTGAGCCGCAGTACGATTGAAAAACGTAGAACGACCAATCGTGTAAGTGGCGTCTGTAGCTTCAATGATTCGTATCCAGTCTCCACCCGCCACAGATTTGCGCCAGCCTTGAAGGAGCGGCCCCTTCGTGACAAATTTCAAAGAGTCTCCGGGTGTGTTCGTGGACACGATAGGGCCAGCAATTGTTGTATTTACACCCGAGTCCCGGCGAATGATATTCCAGTTGTTCGTGTCAAATGTAATATCAAGAACATAACCCGACCAAACTCCCGTAAGCGGCCAGCTACCAGGGGCACTGTCTAGCCTCACTCGGCTACCAATCTGACAATACCGAGTAGCTAGGGAAATCCACGTCAGTCCAACCTCTCCGTTAGAAACCTCTTCATAGCCAAACCCGCCCATCGCATTGTCAGCCACGCCCTGTAGCCGATTTGAAACAACACGAAGCTGAACGTTCGACTCGACCTGCGACCACAGACCCGCTATCGGGCTTTCGTCCGCTCGATTGAAATCGTCCAGTATAGGCAAGGTGTTAGTCTCCTGTGCGGATTAGAACAAGAGAGCTACCAGCCTTAATTACAGAAGCAACTGCGGCAGTTTCAGAACCATGCCACAATTCCAAATCACCATCGACTGAGCAAACGAAAATTCCGTCGATAATATACATAATCTGTGTCGTGGCATCGTGCGATGTAAATGGGGCTAGTCCCGCCGTAGACTTCGTTCTTGCCGCGTTAACGTTAATCAGACCACCTGTAGCCAGAGACACGTCACCGTCAATCAGACCGTCTGAGGCAGTTGTAGTAGCAGACACAGAATAGACCCAATAGTTAATTTCAGTTAACGTGCCGGTGTGGTTAATCGAAAAACGTGGTGGGCCTGTACCGGCAGTAGCCGCCGTTACAATCAGTTTGTGCTGAAATACATATTTCCCAACGCCTGTTGTAATACTAAGACCTGTAGCCTCTGAAGGTGTTACCGAAGTCTCTGACTTATCTGCTGTCAGTACCACTGTACGAATTGCCGGATTGAGCGGCGTATAAATCGGCAGCCAACCCATTCCCTTAATGTAATGCAGAGACTCACCAGGGCGCAACGTAACCGGCCCAATAATTCTGTAATCCGTACCACTGCGATCATGAATTACACTTACATCTACTGAAAGAGTAGCATGACGGTTAGTAATCGTAATTTCATTAATCCTGCGAAGTTCACCTGAAGCTGCTGCTGCAACAATTTCACCTGTAGCCGCTGTATTGAAAGTCGATAGCTGTGTGCCCGTAGTATCTCCCTGCACAACAGGAGGACTAACACCCGTAGCATCTACATATTCAGCAACAACGTCCACATTCGCAGTGGAGCTTCGTGAAAGCTCAATCTTGTCAGTCGTACCAACTAGTTGCACAAGTTTTGTCTCCTATTTTTCAATAGGTAAAGGGCCGGGATTTCTCCCGGCCCCTTGAAAACTACGCTAGTGTAATTTGCCCGGTAAGAGTCCACGTACCAGACGCCTTGGTTCCGAGGGACTGTACCTTGCGGTTAATGTTCTTGTCAGCCGCAGCCTGATTCCTGATGCTCCACTCGTTCCAGGCAAAGTTTGCCTCACCCGTTGTAAAGTCGCTCTGAAAAGAAAGCGTCTGTGCAGAGCGCGACGGGAAGGTAGCGTTCATTGCCTTGAAGAGCTTGTTAGCTCCTGCCTGAAGGTCTGTCTGTGTAGCCGCTTCAGCCGTTGAGGAATCCCCTACGCCGATCTGAGCGTTAGCGTTACTTGCAACAGTACCGCCAGCACCAATCAGCAAATCGAGGATAAGCTGAATACCCTCATTGAGAAGCATATTTCCATGGACTTCCTCAATTTCAGGAGTGAGTCCAAGAACGTCCCTGAGAATTGCAGAACTAACCTGTCGATCTTTACCCATGCCGAGCTTATTACGAGCGAAGCTAACTGCGTCTTCAGACCACTTCTCACAAATCCAAAGGGTCTTATAACGCATAACTTCAAAACCATCGTGACTCGGCGCAATTGCTGTATCCATTTACAAATTCCTCCTAACTGTGATGAGGGCACCCCGCCGTGCCCCCATTCAGTTTTCAGATTAGGTTGGAAGCGTAATCTCTTCCACCGAGTCGTTAATGTCAGCGTACAGTCCGCGCCTTGCACGTCCTACCTGCTGTCCCTCGATCAGCCTTGAAATATCCGCAGGGCCAATGTCGATTCGTAGGTCGTGCTGCACAAACTCCTTCATCTTCAGCTTCGGCATAATGAAATAGCACTTACCCGCAGTGACACCGGGGTAGGCGTAGCTCTTTACACCGTTTACAACCGTTGCGCCGTTGTAGTAAATGATCGTGTCAACAGGAACCCTAGGAAGCGGGTTACCCTGTGCGTCACGAACCGGCGTAAGCAGCGCGTCCTCAATCTGGAACCTGTCACCCTCATTAGCCAGAATTACAGAAGGCGTGCGCTGTGGAGTAGCCATCACGCTCGTCTTGTAGGCGTCCTTGAAGGTAAGCAGGGTGTCCTCCTGAAGAGTTGCACCCGTTGTATTTGCCGGAGTCTGGTTTGCACCTGTGTAAGAAAACCCGATGATCGGGGAAAGGTGCAAGTGATTCAGAAGCTGGTTGTAGGCTCGACCAAAGGCACGGTTGTTAAGTGAAATCTCCCACGTCCTATCCCACACAACCATATCCTCAGTCCACTCAAATCCAGCAGCGTAAGTCTTCAGCGCAACTACCGCAGGAGCGCCCTTCGCCAGCGTACCGAAGATAACCTCGCCACCCTCAAACTTTTCAAGGAAGACGACGTTAGCCTGTAGAGTGTTTTCATTTAGCTGAACAGACCCACCAGGAAACGGGCCAGGAATGAAATCGTACAGGCTCTGGTAAAGCAGCGGAGTGTCCGCCAGCCCGAAGTCTACGTCCACCCTGACCTTTTCAAGCAAGTCCATAGAACCCTGATCGGTAGTGATCATTTCTGAAATGGGCTTTTTCAATTCAATGTCGTACAGGTCTTCCTTGTGCTTCTCGACCAAACCTGTCATATGATCGACGGAATACCTACGAACGCCCATTTCACTCACAGGGACACGCCATTCCCTATGAGTCAAGCCAACAAATTCATCTTTCATAGCTTGAACTTCCTTTCCTAAATTATGCTGCTACAGGGCCGACGTTAAGAGCGCGAATTGCACAATAGTCATTGGCATCCACGGCCTCTTCCACAATTGCAACCGGCGCGTCACCAGCAGTAGCAGGCGTGGCAACCAAATCAGTGTCGCCCCGCTGAAATACCCCTGCGCCGTTCGCCCAATACAGGTATGCACCCTTAGCTGCAACAAGCGCAGCGGGAACCTTGACATACCAGATTCGATCAGGTGCAATTTCCATTGCGCCTACTCGGTCAGTATCTGCCGCAGCGACATTGTTCATTGCAAATCCGTTCCAGCCGCTTACGGAATAAAAATCACCGAATGTAATTACACCAGCAGGCCAAGTAACACCTTCTAGTGTTGCCCTACCATCGTGCTTAAGCTGCCCCATTACATTTCCTCCATTTCACTAAGGTCAAGCTGCTTTGAAAACTCCTCAAAAACCTCTCCCTTAGAAATCACAGTGCGTCAATCAGATCGTCTTTAGTAGAGAAGTCGTCCGGGTTAACACCCTTCGACCTTGCGTACTCATCCCACTCTTCCCGCGAAGCAGACTTGTTGGGCCTGTCGTCCGCGTCCTCATCCTCAGAGGCTTCACTAGAGACAGGAACGGTTTCAACTCCAACGTCCTGACCGTAATCCTTGTCAAGCTCTAGGTGAGTCTCATCGACTGGCGAAAGCTGCCCTGCCTGAGTAGTAGGGTCAGGAGAACCATACGAGGGTGGTGCAAATACAACTGGCTTCATTTCCATATCCTGTTCATCCTCCTGTAGATTCGGGTGCATCTTCTCTGAAGGAAATTCCATAATTAACGCCTCCCTCCGGCAACTTTCTTAACCTCGATGTTTTCGTTATTGTAGCCTTCCTTAATTTCACGACTACCACGCTCAGCAGTAGCGCTCGTAAGGGAACGGCCACCGCCAGTTTCAGTGCTGGCTACAAGC